GAATTAAAATTCAACAAATTTGTTGGTCGTTTAAGAAAGAGATTTAGTAATGTATTCCTTGATCTTTTAAAGACACAACTAATTCTTAAGAACGTTGTTACTCCAGAAGATTGGGAAGTTCTAGCTGAGCATATCCAATTTGATTACTTAAAGGATAATCATTTCTCTGAACTAAAAGAGAATGAGATGATTACTTCTAGAGTAACATTAGCATCTCAAGTAGAACCATATTTGGGTAAGTACTATTCTGTTGAATATGTAAGACGCCATGTTCTTCGTCAGACTGATGAAGAGATTAGAGAGATCGACAAACAGATTGATCAAGAAATTGAGTCTGGACTTCTTCCTGATCCTAATGCTCCAGTGGATGAAAATGGGAATCCCATAGAAGGTGGAGGGGAAGAAATTAACCCCGAAGGTGGGGAAATATAAATAAATATTAGGATTATAATTTTTACATACTATGAAACCTACTGCTGAACTAACTGATATGTTAACTGGTGGCTCCTCTAGTACAGAGGTTGCAGACAAGATAAAGGATCTTTTGTACGCAAAAGCATCTGAAAAAATTGACGCTTTCCGACCTCAAGTTGCCGATAATTTATTTGGTGAACCTGAGCAAGAGGAAGAAGGTGAAGCAAGTGCTGAGGTGGAAACTGAAGTTGGCGATGAATCCGAAACTCCAGTAGATGTTGAAGCAAGTGCAGAAACAGATACTGAGGAAACCGTATCCAATGAAGAGGAAGAGGAATGACTCAAAGAGTTAACATAATTGCAACTGAACAGGCAACGCCAACAACAGCAGGTGCTGCAAGCAGTATTAGCAAAGCAACTTGTGTAAGACTTTATAACCAGACTGGTGGTGATGTTGTTGTTAACGTGAGTGCAACTGTTAGTGCAGCAAGCACAAATCAATTTACTATGGCAGCAGGTAGAACTGAATTTTTAGAAAAATTACCTACCGATGTTATTTTTACAAGTGGTGCAATTAAAGCAGCAAAAGTAGGATTTACAAACTAAGAACCATGAAACTAATTAGAGAAGAAATCGAAAATGTAGAAGTCGTAACTGAAGAGGTTGACGGCAAAAAGAAACTGCATATCGAAGGTGTTTTCCTACAGGGTGAAATCAAGAATCGCAATGGACGTATGTATCCAATGAGTGTTCTTGATAAAGAAGTATCACGTTATAACGAAGGGTTTGTATCAAAAGGTCGTGCACTTGGAGAATTAGGACATCCTGATGGTCCTGTTGTAAACCTTGATCGTGTTTCCCATAAGATTACCTCTCTTGTAAAAGAGGGTACAAACTATGTTGGAAAGGCAAGAATCCTTGATACTCCTATGGGAAAAATCGCTTCTTCTCTTTTAGATGAAGGAGTAAAACTAGGTGTTTCATCTCGTGGTATTGGTTCTTTAGTTAAACAAGAAAGTTGCAGTG